ACCGTTCCGTTTGTTTCTTTTACTAAATCCCAGTTTCTGCCACCTCCTAATGGTGTTATTGTTTGTTCTCCACAACCGCATAGACAAAGGTGAATTGCACATAAATATTCTTCTGATATGTAAAGCTTTTTTTCTTCCAAAACATTTGGAACAAACTCAACAAATACAGGTTCTATTTTTACTTTTTTAAGTGTTTTCATAATTTTTTATATTTAAGTAGTTTTAAATCTATCTATTTTACCTTTTTATGGGTAAATAAGGGTTTTTATAAGTTATTTTAGCTTTAATTACCCGCCACAGCCTACAACAGCAGTTACAAGACAAACGGGCATAGTTATTAATTTTTTAATTGTTTTGTGTTTGGTTACATTCGGCAACTCGGAAGGCAATCAGGCTTGTTTAATCCCGTTCGTCTTGTAGCCGCGAAACGTTATGCGTCAGCTTACAAGAGCATCCCAATAACTAACGTGTTTATTAATGACTGAACCACCACCGCAACAATTGACATTATGAACTTGACAACCATTAGGTTTTAATTGTTCATCACAAACAGTTTTAACAACGAAAACTTTATCATCATCAAACCAAACTTTTTGACAAATATTGTGAGTTCCTCCTGAAAAATCCCCTTCAAGTTCAACTTGATTTTCTCTAATTCCTACAACCTTAAAAGGTTCGTGTCCGTGATAAATACCTTCGACATAAACAGGGTACATATTCAAAATTTTGTATCCTTTAATTGGTAATTTTTTATATTTCATATTTTTTGTTTTTAAGTGATTAAAAAGCCGAAGGCATAACAGCTACTACTAGCCACCCTTGCACTAGGCTTTGGTTATTAATTTGTTTTTTTGTTGTCAATTGTGCTACTCGGAAGTCAATGCGCTTTCTTGCACAGGGCAGCGAGTAGTAGCGGAGCGTTAGGCACAATTTATACCCAACTCTATGAAATCACTTTGTTTGGCTTTTTCCCACCTTGTAAATTCAGGACTTGTACTAAAATCAAAATCACAAGTAGTCGTTTGTATGGTTTCAACCATTACATCAAAGCCAAAGAATTTCTTTTTCAAATACCATTTACCAGTTAATCTTCTATTATCCATAATAAAACTGTGCCTAACAAAGTGTATAAGCAATAGCCGTTAGGCGTTTTAAACTATTGCAGTTGTTAATATTTATGTTTCTACTTCTAATTAAGTTCTGTGTTCGGCTACTGCTCATACACTCAAACGTTATGCCTAATGCTACGAACCGCACTCGAAAAACTGAATTTCTCCTACAACCATCTTGTCTCCTATAAAAACTAAGTTAGGTTGGTTTTTATTTAAGGATTTTATGTTATCACCAATAATAATTATACCATCCCCTTCTACTATCTCTGAACCTGAATTTAATCCAATAATAATTGAGTTAGTGAGTTTTGTTAAATCACTTTTGTTTTCTACAATATCTTTACTGTTTGTTTTCATATTATTTAAATGTTTACTGTAATCTATTTTATTTTGAAGCGTTAGTTAAAAACTCTGACCATTGCTCTGCTATTGCTTTTGCAATTCCAGGAAAAGTTTTGGATCTTAGTTTTGATCTCTCTTCTTTTGGTAATTTCCATGCTTCTGCATACCAAGAAGGCATAGATTTTCCACTTGCAAACTCTGTTCTTTTTGGAGGAGTGACAATATCCGTAGGTTTTAATAAAGGTAACCCTTTTAACCACAGGCAAGTCTTCTTTTCAAATGGATCTCCAAATTGGTACGGATTTATTATTTGATTAGGTTTTCTCCACTCACTGCTCATTATCCCCACTGGATTTTCTATGGCGACATGCTCACAATCAGCCTCTGCAAACATCTTAAAAAATTGTATAGCTTCTTCTCTATCTTTATGTCTTTGAATTGCTTTTTGTCCATACTTTTCTACATTGAACCATCTGTTTCCTGTCACGGTTAAGAAAGTACAAGGAGGAAAAGATATTATTAAATCCCATTTTTGTTGTAATAATGGAACTACATCTTGCTGCAGGTGCCATTCCGGATGACCTCCTGAACAAGGTAAAATATCACAACTAAAAGCTTCATGCCCTAATCTTCTAAACTCTTTAGTTACTGCTTGAGATTCTTCACAAGCCAATAGTATTTTTAATTTTTTCAAAATAGTCTTATATTTTTGTGTTTATCTTTTATTAAAACTTAAACTCTTTATTGTAGATCACTTCTATGTTATCTGTTTGGTGCTTATCCATTAAAAGAATTTGTGTTGAAGGATATAAGCTGTCCCACCATTTTTTTATTGTTTCTTTACTCATACTAAAAATAAACTATTGTTTTATATTTTGGTTCACACTCATCTAAACAGTGAGTTTCATGATTTATTTTAAAATATTTATCCTCAAGTTTTATAACAAAAATATCTTCTTCATTATCAACTATAAACTCATCAATATAGTCTTTCCCGTCTTTTGTACCCCAACTCATAACTTCTGTTAAGATCCAACAGGCGGTGCAGTAATCTTCCTTTATTTCTTTTAAAATTTGCTCTTTAGAAGTTATACTCCCTACTGCTTCTAAATTAATATTATCAAAATTATCTTCTACAAATTTTAAAGCTAGTTTAGTCGTCTCTTTTAAAAGCATAACAGATAAGGTTTTAAAAATTCTTCTATTGTTTCTTCAAAATCTAGTTCTGACCCTTCCCAGTTATAATCTTCGGGATACTTTTCAACAAACTTTTCAGCTAATTCAATAGCTAAATCAATTTTAGAATTAAAGCTATCGTTTACTCCTATTGCGTCCTCTAGCAAATCATTGTACATTATGTACCCTGTTACTACTGCTACTTCTCTATCCATGATTTAAATTTATAAAATTTTGTTTATATTATCTAATAAGTTTGTCTCTTTACTGTATATCTCAGATATATATTTATCTGTTTCTTCATTCACCTTCTCTATTATCATATCCTTTAAATGAGAAAGGAACTTATCTCTTAATCTGTATCTTGTACTGTAGGTAGTATTTTGTATTGCAATCCCAACGCTATCTACTAGAACTGTAAAATGTTTTTCGTCATTCTTTAATAGACAAATTGTATCTGTTGAAAGCACTTTTAAATTTTTTGTGGTGGCCGAAGCATTTAAAAGTTTAATTACAATACCTTCTAACTTTTCCTCTTGCTCTGTTAACTTTAATTCTAAATTAAATAATTTCATATCCTTTTAAATTTGTGTTTTAATTCTGCGTTAATTGTGTAATGATTTTTACCTTGGTCCGGAACTAAATGTAGTTCCACATCTTCTTCTCTAGTACCATACAAACTTCTGTTTAGAAAAAAGTGTACGGTGTTAAGGTGTTTATAGACTTCTCCTTCGTAAAACAAACCTTCAACAGTCTCTAGACATAAATAGTTATTATACCTTAAGTCTAATCTAAAATTCTTATCTAAACAAGTTTCTAAAAACAATCTCTTGACATTAGTTTTAAGTATGTCAATATACTCTTTATCCCTTTCTCCGTTTAAAAACTTTTTGTAATAAACAGAAGAAGTATACATAATTCTACTGTCATTCACAAATCTGTGAAGTGAATTCATGTAGCATTGTTGGAGAAGTTCTATATTATCTTCTACATCTTGTTTAGTAATACTCTTATTCTTAACTCTGATTTCTTCGAACCATTCTCTTACAACTTCTCTTATTGAAGATTTATTAAAAAATTCTTTGGTGTTTGAGTTGACTATTTTTATCATTTTAAATTTAATGAGGTTTTAATATTTTTATAGCACTCTCTCAAGTGGAGATTGTTGTCGTATACTCCTAGAAAAGTGCCTGTGATTTCTGAGGTGGTAAATAAGGCTTTTGTTACATAATTACCATTGAAAAACCTAGACTGACAGGCTTCTAATATTTCAGGACAATTTTCTTCTGACGTGAACAATCCACAAATCCAACCATCTTTGCCTTTTTTTAATAGAATGTAAGGGTGCTTAAAAACAGCGTGCATGAAAACATCTCCTACTTTGTGAACAGAAGGTTTTCTAAAATTAGGACTCCCTGGAAGGGCAGTTACCCAACCTAATAACTGTTCGTGTGAGTACTTCTTCTCTTTTATTTTTTTAATTAATTGTTGCTTGTTCATTAACTATTTTAAAAATTTAAATTTTACTTCTTGAAGTACATAATTAATACCCTTATTACCAATAATATCTTTTCCGTCAAATATTGGAATATTGATACTACTAACATTTGCGTTGAAAGATTCATTGTCATATAGCTCATCGATATAACTATCTATAATACTTTCTTTAATGTGAATTGGCACTTGTTCTTCTTTAAATACTTGAATATTTATGTCTTCAAAAACATCTTTATTTTTATATATTCCAGCGTGCTTTACCCAGTGATACATAGATACTTTTGGTAGTTTTCCATACCATAAGATTCCTAAAAGAGATAATAAAGATATGTGCCACCAAGCTAATAAGTTTGCTAATAATTGCAATAAGTTTTTCATAGTTTTTAATTTACTTTTTTATTTAATAGTTTTAAAAAATTATCTGCTTCTACATTTATACTGTCAATATTCTTTTCAGTAATCTGTTCTCCTTTGAGAGTATAGATTTTTATCGCGCCGTTATTAAAAAATGTAAACTTTTCAAAAATTCTTAGAGAGTAATAAGTGTCTCCTTGAATATACTTACCTACAATTACATCTTTTCTATATTTATCACAAGATATAAATAAAAACACACATAAAATGATTAATACTTTTTTCATAATTAACTATTTAAAATTTCAATTAGTTCTTCTGCTGTTTTTTGTTCGCCGTAATATTTTAAATCTTTTGTTTTCATTCCTAACAGACGTTCTGTAATGCGTTCTGAAACAATTTCTTTTACTTTTGGTATATTGTCATCCCAATCATTATAAAGATGCTTAGGAAGGTCTTTAAATGCGTCTGAGTAATCCGTTACATTAAATCCTCTTTTGATACATTCATCTGTTAGTTCATTATATCTGTGGTGGATGTACTTTAACTTATTTTTGAAATATACTTCGTGACCGCTAGAAAGTTTGAATTCTAAAGGGGGGATAGTTTTAGGACTGTATTTATTTTGCTTAACCTTATTTGGAACTCTTAGTATTTCAATACGTTCTTTTCTAAGGTGTATATCTGAAAGTTGTTTAGCTTTTATGCCCGCCGAAATTCTAGTCATAATCTATTCTTTTAAAAATAATAATGCAGTTTTATAAGTCTCTACTCTGTGTTCTTTAGCGAGTTTTACTGTAGAGTGAGTTTCTTTCTGTAAATCTTTTTTACATCTTTTTAGCTCTCTTTCTTGTAACCAAATTAGAATTGTTTTCATAGTTCAATTTTTACTTTTTCAACTACATTATTATCGTATAATTGTGATTCTCCTTCTTTATATTCATAACCTTGAAAAATATAGCTTGCCCATTCTTCTTTTGTCGCAAACTCTTTACGTAATTCATAGTCATAGTGGAAGTCAATAATTCTACCATCAAATAATAAAACTGATTTCCATTCGTCTACGTCATCAAATGAGATAATATGTTTACAAAGTATCTTATTATTATCTTCATTATAACTAAGTTCCCAATGGTCAAACTCCTTATTTCTTTCATTATGAGAAAGTCGTGCTAAATCTTTAGTCTTAATTTTATACTCTAATAATACAATTCTAAGTCCTATATTAACTGTTGCTTTCATAAATATCTGTTTTTTAATTTTTATTCGCGCCAAAAAGAAGATGAAAAAGAAAACTGATTGCTGTTAAATTAGCTAACCTCATCCATACCCATTTTAAATTCTCAGGTTGTGAGTCAAAAAGCCAAGCTATTCCTAAAATTAAGCTAGATAGAATCCATGCCGATACTATAAAGCGGAAAGTGTTTGTTATAAAATTTCTCATTAGTGCTGTTTTTAATTTCCGTGTACAAATGTGTTGTACTCTTCTAGAGTTTTGCGCAATTCTTTAACAAAATCAGACTCTAAGTCATAATACTGAAAGTTTCTTCTTGTTACTCTTTCACCACTATCAGCATCGATAAGAATAGGCTTATAGTATAAATCATTACAACCCCCTTCTTCTAAAACATTGATTAACTCAATAGCCTCTTCTTCTGTGTCTGTTACTTCTAATACACAATCTTCTTCTGCATCTAAAATATACAAATTTTGACTGTATATTTGAAAAACAACTTCCGTGTTATCTGTTTTAGCCTTCATATTATAGGCATGTTTGACTAACTTTTTTAAGTCTGACTTTTTCATAAGATTGTTTTTTAATCTTCTGCAGTTTCTGTTAATCCTGCTTCTTCTGCATACATATCAATAGCGAACCAAATTTGTTCCATTGTAGCTTCGTTGTTTAATGCTCCATCTAATATTTCATAAGCTTCCTCATCAGAACAAATAAAGCGGTATTGAACATCTTCTATACACCATAAGTTATCAGTATAATAACCGTGATTTTTTAATAATTCTTTTGCTTTTGCAATTTCTTCTCTTGTATTCATTTTTAATTTAGTTTTTTGGTTACAAAATCATATACTTCTGAACTATCACACTCTAGTTGAAGGCTGTCCCATATAATAATTGTTAGTGCTTCTTCTAAAGTTGTAAAAGGATTTTCTCTATCATAATCAGGGAAATCCATAAAAGCGTTGGCGCACATTTTATTTGCTTGGTCTATTATTAATTGTTCTATATTTTCCATTTTTTTATTTGTTTTCGTTATACCATTTAATGCAATTTAAGCACGCATTATATAAACTGTTTATATTTACTTCTAATAAAGCATCGTTTAGTTTAAATATTAAATCGTCTTTTATTTGTTCTTCCTTACTAAAAATCTTTTCAACTACCCGAATTAACCAATTCCAATCTGTTTCGAATAGAAAATAGTTTGTACTTAAGAAGAATCCCGATTTATGTCTGAAATGGTAAGATTCTGCCCACTCTCTGTGGTCACTGTTAGCAAACAGGCCTGTTTCCATACTTACTTCAAACTCTCCCTTCTCTTGGTCATAGACCCAACCTAAAAATTCAGCAATTAATCTGTTGTCAGAAATACCTAAACTTTTTTTAGCGTTCTCTATTGAGATGAAATCACCACTTTCAAAAAATTCTCCGTTCTCAAATGTTCTTATAAAAAATAAGTCTCCTTTTTTTATAATTTGAATGTTGTCTATTTCAAATACTACTGTTTCTTCTGTTTCCATTGTAATTTGTTTTAAAGTTACTCTTCTTCACTTGGTTCTCTAAGTTCCCACGTATAGACGTCCTCTGTCCAACTGTCAAAACCTTCTTTTATAAACTCTTCACTACAAAACAGTTCCATTATTGCGCCTTTTTCATTACTGTAAATTGGCTCTCCTTCTGTTTCGTCTCCATTATCGGGGGAAGTGAATCCAAAAATTGAACTGTCAAGGTCATACCAGCCAGTGACGTCAACACCGTCTACTTCTTTTTCTAACCAAATTATATTGTTGCAATTATTCCAATTGTCTTTGGTCATATTTTGAGCGAACTCTTTTTTTGCTTCCTCGAAAGTTTCTGCATAAATGTAGCTTTCATAGTTAAAGCCTTGTCCATCTCTTTTTTTGAAGATTGGATATTCTTTGAAATTTGTTTCCATAATTATTTTACTAAAGGTTGTGTTATCATTGTGTTTTCACTTGGTAGTGGATGTGGTGTCATAGTATCTTCTTTTGGATACTCAAACGGCTCGTTTCTTACCTCTTGGCTTATATCTCCAAAAATATAAATCGCCGAAACAAAAGTAAGAATAAATAATAAAACTGTTGTTATAAGTATAAAAACTTTAACATCTTTCTTTTTAAATTTTATACCGCTTAAAAATTAAAAAACACAACGAGAATACCTCTTGAGTATAAGTTCGAAAAAGAGTTAACTAACAGAACTACCGTTAGTATACTTCATTGTGTTTTTGGCTATAGTTATTTTTTAGTTATTTAGTATTCTATTAATTAGAAATAATCTGTAAGCTAAAGCTTCCGTTTCTGTGCTAAAATAAGCATTAATTCCATCTGTATCTACAACTGCATACCAACCTGTAACATTGTTTTCAGGTGCTTCGTCTGCTTCCATAATAGTGATTTCTTCAAACGCATCGTCTAAATTCAAATTATTATTTTTAAACCACTTTTGATTACTTTTTAATACATTATATTTTTTCATATTGCCTAATTTAAAACTATCTATTATTAAAATTCGTTTTCTTCTAACCAATCTTTTAAAGCTTTCTCAAAATTTATAATAGTGTAAACATCTTCATTTTCATCAGGAATTTCAAGCCAAGCAATTTCTCCAATTAAAGTATCTTCAAAATCTCTTACTTCAATACTTGTAAATCCTTCCTTTGTATTGAAAGGGTGAAACACATAATCAAATAATTGATAATCATTGCCATCATTTACAAACCCTCCTTCAGGGGTAATATCTACTGTTGTAGGGTAGTTGAATAACCAACTTATTTCATCCACAATACAATCTCCATACTCTTCTGAACCATAGTTAATTAAAATTCCTCTTAATTTTTCGTGAGTTGTCTCTATTTCTTCTTTTGTCAGAGTGTTTAACGTTTTCATATTACACATTTTTATAGTTGTCAATACCCACATGAAGTTTTAAAAATTGATTTAAGTACTTCGCAGTTGTCTTACTTTGTGGTTGATTTTCTGTTATTTTGATAATTGGCTCATTACCATTTTCGTAATTCTCAATAGTACATACTATTGTATCATAAGATTGAAATACTATCTTATTGTCTGAGAAAAAATAAAACTGATTTGGTGCTAATTGCCTGATTGTTTGCATGATACTGTTTCTAATTAATGATATAAAAAATAAGGTCGCTTGTGGGAGACGTTTCTACTGTCACTCTGTCGGTTTCGTCTTGTCTTATTGCATCTAATAGACACTCCGCTTCTTTAGCAGTAATATCAACTCCTACTGAACATCCTCTGATGTGGAAATACATTTTCCAACTTAGATTGTTAATGTTAAAAGTTATCTGTGTAATCTGTGTTTGTGTTTTCATAATCTATGTTATTTATGATATTTAGATTTTGGACGTTCAAAAGGTTTTCCATTTTTATCTGTAAACTCGGTTATAGTAGGAAAATCAATAGGTTTAATTTTTAAAGATTCATTTGCAAAATAATCCTCACTCATTTGGTTTTTAATGTCTTGAACACTAGCAACTATTTCTATATCATTTGTAGGTAAAGACATAAGTATAGCTTCATTTAATGTAGTTTGTCCAAAACTGCCACCGCCTAGTATAACTACTTTCGGTTTTTCTTTATTATTAAATTTCATAATGTAATGCTTAATTATTCTAAAATTTCGTTGTACTCTTCTTCTGTGATATTTCCTTCGTGAAGGTTAATTTTAGCTTTAATGATTTTTACTAAACTGTTTACATCATTAATATCTAAACTCTCAAAAACTCCGTCTTTATATTCTTCTATAATAGGCACTAATTGTTCAATCCAATTTTCCATAACTAATTTTTTAAATTTTAGTGGCGTAAAAACATTTTGCAGTTTCTCTAAAACTGTGCTCGTCTCTGAAACTACAAGTTCCATGTTTACTTCTTAAGTCAGAGAATATAATATCTCTATAACCTTTTTCACTTAGAAAGTTTTCTAAGTCTACCTCGTTGTTGGCTACCAATATACGGTCTTCTGTAAAATTGGCTTCTAAATGGAATATTAATAAGTTCATAGTTACTTTTTTAAGTTGTTTTTGTACATTTTTTCAATAACATCACTATAAGTGTCAATCAAATTCTCACTTGTAGTAAACGGAGTCTCGCTTCTTTTAATCCAAAAATCTTCACTGTACATTACTAACTTAGGTTTATATATTAACTCTCCATTTTCAAAAGGACAATACATTCTGACAGTAACAGCATCTTTTCTTATTCCACAATGCTCTAAGTAGCCACCAATTCTCATCTCTAAAATTTTACCAAAACGATTTACATCTAACAACTTAATGGTATTCCTATTTCTAAAATGAGAAGAAACGGTTAGACTTAATGGTTCTAGCAACTCTGTTAAATCTGCATGAATAACTTCTAAAACTTTTTGCATTTCAGCAATAATTATATTATTGTTTTGTTCTATTAATGCTTCTCTTCTTTTTTCTTCCCTTACTTTTTCAAGTATGTTGTTAACAGTATTACTTACTGTAACTTCTTCAATCAATAAAGTGAATGTATATTTTTTCATAATGTTTTTAATTAAATTGTTTTAAATTCCGCGCCTAAAAACTAAAAAGAAACTGTTTTTAATAACTCCACAAAGTAGAATGTTTCATTAAACAAATAACTTCCGCCTGATTAATAATAGATTCAATAATCAATTTATTATAGTTATCTAAATCAACCTTAATTTCTCCGTAAGCGTCATAGTATTTTAAATACCCCTTACATTCTTTATCAAATTTAAGTTTACCCCAAATTGGACAACCTTTAAATAAAGCTATCTTAAAAACTTTCTTGTCTTTTATACTATTACTCATTGTCTTCAAGTATTTGTTTTATCGTTTGTAAAGCCTCCTTTTTTGAAAGAGGCTTCATACCTTCGGCTTTACAAGCTTTGTCTGTGTAAACACCGTTTCTGTCGTTCCAGGCTAACCAATCAATTATGGTTTCTCTTCTCCAAAGTTTTATCATTGGATAGTCTGCTAGTTTTAAGTCCTGCATAAGTATGATTCGTCTTTATAGGTTACTTCTGTATAATCCATTCTTAAATCGTCTGCCACTCCTTCCCAATTAATGTTGTTTGCTATGTACCAAGGTAAATCTCTTGGTAAATCACCAGTATCCTCTGCCATTTCTTTACAGTAGTCTTCAAAATCATCGTAAGTAATAAGTGCTACACCGTACTCCCACTCAGAGCCAATTTCGTCTGCTAAAGATTCTATTTCAGCAATCTCGGCAATCTCATCTAACCATAGCTCTTTCCAATCCTGAATCTCTTCCTCTTCAAAACAAATATCGTCGTACTCGCTTGTCATATCCTCATAGTGAGGAAACTCTTCTAAGAAGCTTTCTAATACTTGTGCTTCTAACTCTTCTCTTCTTTCAATAAGGTCTCTTGAATCTAACATAACGCTTCTTTTATTTGATTAAAACTAAATCTGTGGCACCCTGCTTTTACTATGGCGTCCTTCTTTTTCTTTTTAATGTACTCTACTGTGTAATTACCTACTCTTTTATTTACCTCAAGTCTGTCGCCTTTACTCAACGCTTCAATCTTAGGTAATAACAGTTTAAAAGCTGTCTTAAACTCTTCTAAGTGTACAGAAACACCTAAAGAAGTTCTTACCTTGTCTCCGTCAATTCTAATAGTTACGTTAGTATCTTTCAAATCTGTGTGTACAAAATCCTGTACCTCTTCCCATAGTTGGTTAAGTAAGTTTTCTTTATAGTATTTTTTACTGTCTTCTATCTCATCAATAATACTTTGAATGTTGCTTACAATTGCTTCAAAGTCTTTTTTATGACTCTTTAAGTTTCTGATAAGGTCATTCTTAGTTTCCCCTTTGTCTAGGTACATATTGATTGCCTCATTGAAATCCTTATTGTTATCTACACTTAACTCAGAGAAAAAACTGTATCCAAAATGATTTGATAAAATATCTGTTTCAATAGAATCTTCTCGGCATATAGAAAACCACCCTCCGCTTCTACCAAACTGATAACATTGAAACTCAATGTCTTTTCGTTTGTAGAATTCTTCATAATCGTAAGGCATGCGTTTCTTAATAAAATTTTCGAACGCTTCAATAGAAGGGTGTTCAATTGCACTGTCCCAATAAGAGCATATATAGTAATTCAAGTCAGGATGTCTTTCTATAGCTTTCTCTTTTGAGTAATCGTAATTATGCACTAATCTGTGTACTTTTAATATAGAGTATATATCACTAATATCTACATTGTCTTCATACTTCTCTTTTAAGTGAAATACCTCCATTTCATTGACATGGTTTTGTATATCAGATAAGCGGTCATCGTCAAACTCTTTTAGTATTTTTTTAGTTACTTTTTCAGAGTAGTTATTCTTTTTACAAATTTCAAGAACATCATCTTGGTCAAGCCATTCGTAACACTTAATGTTAGCTACAATATGACCTTGTCTTGTTTCGAAATCTAATGCGTTTTCTGATATAGCTTCTAGTTCTTTTACTAGGTCTACTATTTTTGTATTGATTTTATTAAGCATGGCAATGAGTTTTATAGTTGAACAAATTTACAAAATACTTTTTAATAACCTATTATTTTTTCTAGTTTTTTTACCACTTTATCGGCGGTACTTCCAAACAAAGTAACTCGTTGCGATTTTAAGTTCTCTGAGCCAATACAATGTCTTAAATCTATGGTTACTTTATTCTCATTTGACTTAAACATATTACTACTAAAAGTATTGATACAAAATTTAATAGCCTCTTCATGAGTGGTATCTATTAAGTTAAGATACTTTGTTTCTTTTTCGTCTTTTATTGTAAGACGTATAAGTTCTAATTTTATAGGTGTGTATATCTTCATAATACTAAAGATTCCAAATTATGTAGTAAACTATTGAGAAGATAAGCATGGTGCGTAAATACAACATACCTACACTTGCATTTCTTTTTTCCATAGGGTTAGAAATTAAATAAATGTTGGTAATCTCTTGGATTTTCTTTGATATGCTCGGCAATTACTTCGGGAAAGTCTGCCAAATCCTTAACTTCAAAGTAATCAAAGGATTCTAAATTACCGTATCCATTGAACTTTACGTAGTTGTCATTTGGATTGTATTCCCCACAATGCGCCGTTCTTAGTAAATCTAACGGCTTAGTGTTGCTAAAGAATACTTCAAAGAACTCTTCATCATTGTGCCAAATCTCTCCGTCTATATTACTCTCTTGACAATAAGTGTTGTTCAAGTCGATTAATTCTGAACTTTCCATTTCATTAATAGCTGTAATAATATTTTTTAGTTTCATGACTGTAATTTGTTTTCGTTATACCATTTTAAACCTTTATACTTTTTGAACGTCTTCACTTTGATTCCACAATTCAGCAGGCATCATATCTTCATCATCTTGTAATGAAGTGATACACACATCTTCTTCGGTTACTCTAACCACTTCTAAAGTGGCGTACTTATAAATTACTGTTTTCATAGTTAATAAGACTGATTTATAATTAATTTATAATGTTTTATAGCAATTTTCGACCCAATGTCGTACCCACTATCTGCCCCAAAACCTGTTTCAAACTTACCATTTGGCAATATAACATCACTCATGTTGTTTTGTAGGGATGTCACTTTTATTCCGAAAGGTTTTAACCCTTGAGCCACTTCTAACTGCAACTGTCTTAATTCATATTCGTTCAGTATATATCTACCTACTCTGAATTTTGGCGGTTTAATTCTAGTAATTAACATTTTAAAAGGTCTACTGTTTGGTTATAAAATGCTATGTAAAAGTCTTTTGGTAGCTTTACATTATACTCGTCTGCTTGTCGCATCAAGTAGTTTTTAATAGAGTCAAAATCATCTTGACAATTATTTAACTCACAATACTTTTTTATATTTTCGTGAGCGGTATCTCTAAGAAGTTGTATTGTTTCCATATCTTTATAATTTAACTACAAAATACTCTTGCCAATTGTCATCATTATCGTCGCCAGTTGCTTCATATAAACTGTTGTCTACATTTTGTTCTATGAACTCCCAACCTTCTTCAAAGGTATTAAAAACTTTGTCTTGAAACAAGTGGTTACCCGCCCAATCTTTAATTATAAACTTTTCCATAAGTCGCCTGATAAACTGTTTATACTTTTGTACACTTCTAAGGCTTTTGCTTTTACATCTGTAATATGCTCAAACTCGTAGTCAATAGCGAAGTTATCCAAGTCAATTATCATGTAGTTTTCTTGAATGTACTTTTCTATCACTTTTACCTCTTCATCATACGGCTCCCAATTACAAAACTCAGAAGAGTATATGTTTGATTGACATTGCTCATAAAAGTCTTCTTTTATGTCCTCTATTTCCCCACCTATTGTAAAGATATAAGTTAATACCGCTCCAATAGCTTGGCTATTGTTGTCTTTAAAGTCTTCTAACCATTCGGGATAATTATTAGCTGTATGTGAAATAAAGCCGTCATAGCTAGTATAATTATTTTTTAGAAATATCTCAAACCATTCTTGGTTATCCTTGGCAAACTTTAAGACGTGCCTTTTATTGAACTCTACTGTTAAGTCGATTTGGTCTGTTGCAAAGTTATAGTATTTAGGACTGTAAATTTCGCCCGCTTTTATCTTAAACTTCATGCCTTCCACTTCATAGACTTCGCCTTTAAAAAAGACTTGTGCCTGGCGTTCTACTTCCTTGACATAATCTTGCATAGAGAAGTTGTCCCAAAAATACTCAGGGTCTACATACATATCTTCCATATCGTACAGTACGTCACTAAACATACTGTCAGGATCTAAAACACTATTATACATTCCTACATCTATAATAGGAAATAAGTCGGTATTAATTTTTGCTTTCATAGCTTTGTGTTTTGTATAATTTTTTGGCGCGCTCGAATATAATACTATATGCAGTGCGCTCGGTTACACCTGTTTTTTGTTGCCTGTTTTGAATAGCCTTTACTAGATTCATATCATCTACATTAAACACTATTACTTTTCGTCTTACTAAGACCTCAGCTACATAACTTTTATTGTTGTATGTTAGCTTTACTTTACTGATGTAGTCTTTTATATTCATAACTTATACGTCATACTCTCGTTTATAGTAGGCTTTTAATTCAGCCAAAGTAAAGCGTTTTCTGTATAGAGTGCATTGCGTTCTATATACATCATCTGATACTTTTACCACGTTGTCGGACTTAAGCCAACTGTTGAATGTAGCTATATTTCCCATCGCTCAAAGAAAAAAGAATTAAAGTTAATCTCTTCATAGGAATACCACACCTCTTCATCATAACCCTCTTCGCCCTCTTCCATAATGTAGTCTACTTCTAAGTAGGCGCAAATTGCTTCATAAAAATCGTGAGCATCTATGATTTTAACGTAAGATGTTGTATTGGTTACACTCACTACCATAAACATAGGGTCTTGATATAAGTTACCAAAGTAAGTCTTTAAACTTCTCTTATAAGGCTCTAACTTTTCAAACAAAATAGCTTTTGTAGGCTCTTCGTTTATTGTTATGATTTCGTGTAATTTCATAACTGCTATTTTATATGTTTCCACTTATCACCCTCACTCAACACGATTGTATTGAGTGCCTTGTGCAATTCATACCTTCTCACACTTCCGTGAGAATCTATGATTGCTACTAAATTCCAATCTAGCTTATCTTTAGGAATATATTCGCCTATGCTAGGTATAAACACATACTCTTTAATATTACCTAAATCTTGAATGGTCTCTTCGACACTAGAATCGTACTTACGTAGCTTAGAGAATACCTTAGCTAGTTTTTTGAAATGCTCAGGACTATCTGTTTCAGTGTTTAACCTTCTTGCATACCAACTGTCTGTGCCTATTGTTTGTTGAAAAGATATCCAACCAATAGCTCTAAAAGAAGGCACCTCATTTTTACCTCTTGTGCCTGCATACTCATCTATTAAGATATGTATAGTTTTAAAGTTATAACTTGCACTGCTAGTATCTCTAATTTCTATATTTACTGCCATAACTCTACTTTTATTTATTGAATTACACTTAATATTCTTAACTCGTTGTCGTCAAACAATGCTTTCATATTTGCATACTCTTTACTTACTGCCTTGTAAATTTTCTTTGCTCGGCGTGAGTCTGTATCGTACCCAAACTCACTACAAAAGTCTTCAAAGGTGCCTACTTCATACTTTTGTAAGCAAGTAAGTACATTATACAAACTAGGTTTTTTACCCGCCACAAGAGAATAAAGATAGAAACTACCTTTACCAACATTACGCTCTAAATAAGCTTTATCTGTAGAGTAGCTATTACCTATACCTTTACCATTTAAAGTAAACATACGCTTAGAGGTATTATCTAAGTAGTAAGTACTGTTAGCAATACTTTGCCCATACTTAAAACTGTATGAACGACTGCCACGTTTTAAAGTGATAGTATAAATATCTCTAGTGTACGTATCGTCTTGAAAATGGTAGTCGTTCTTTAAAAACGCCGCCTCAAAACTAAAAGTAAAGACTTTAGACATAACCTCAACAGCTAAATCATATAAACTACTATCCATAAGAGATTCTAAATACTCTTCAAATAATAACAGTAAAGATTGATACTGTAAAGAGGAATGATAAGTATCTAAGATACATTCAACCATAGTAGGATTAAAACTATTTAATACCTCAACTAGACATTCTTTTTTCATATTAGTTCATATTAGCACCTGATAAGTGCATTAAGATTAAAATGATTGCAACTGTTAGAAACATACAAACAATTTCTAACCTCTCTTTTCTTGATAACTTAAATGATGACTTCATAAAATGATGATTTAGTTTAACACTACATTATAAATATAAATACTTGCCTAAGAATTAGTAAAAAATTAGGAATTTTGCCTATTTTAAAGGTTTTGAGGTAAGTAAAAAACTGGTTTTAATAGTTGGTGGTAAATGTTGAGGGGGGGTGTCTACCCTTATAAAGCCCCGTAAACACTGGCTTTTTTAAACCCTTCTAACAATTACGTTCCACGTGGAACAATCCCTACATTAAGCGTTCCACGCTATTTGTTTCACAAACGTTTCACAAGTGATTTATTACATTATTCTCATTAAAATGCCCTTTTCATTGCGAATGTTTTGTATTGGCTCTAGGGGAAAATAAAAGAAAACTGAGAATAATGTAATAAACTGGATTTTTACCCTTGAATTACTCTTTCGACTTGTATTGTCATATCAAAATATGATGTAAACAAGCTTTCCCAAGTAATATACTTGTGTCTTTGGCATATCTTGTTAAGGATATGCTCATAACACGTTTCCAATGGTTCGGGTGTTACGTATTTGAAGTGAGAAGATAACCCTTCTTCGTTGTTTTCGTCTACCCATTCGTATTCTATGTGATAGACTGTTATTGTTTTATTCATAATCAGTTTCTTTTTTAGTTTTTATTACGGCGAATTACTCTTGCTTAAAGTCAAATTGACTTATTACATACACTTTTAAAGTCATTCTTTTTATTCCCTCTCGGGCAGAATAAAAGAATTGACTTTTTTAAAGCTTTTAGTCTTTATTACGGAGCTTAAGAAGGTTTGGCTCTCTATATTCCCCAATACAAGGACTATATACTGCTTGCCTATGTTGGTGTATGTTTTTAAAAGCTTCTGCTCTTATGTAAGCACATAACTCTCCGTAGTTGTCTAAAGCAAACTGCTTGGCTTGCTCTTCTGTTACTTTCTTTAATAGTATATTTGTAACAGTTCCTTTTAATGTTTTACTTTTCATTTTTGTTACGGCGATTTAACACTACATACAAAGCGAATACTGTTAATATAAACAGTTCCCCCATACCAAACAAGATTATTTGCTTAACTACTATACCATAACACATAACTACATAGCCTACTATTAAGGCTATAATAAAGATACTGTTTCTCATTTTATATCGAATAAGGTTATTAAGCCACTACATACTAATACAGTACAAATGATCCATAGGATTACTTTGTCTGTACTGTTAAACGTTTCTTTATCCTTTGTATAGTATGCATGACCTATTAAGGATACTATGCTAGTTAAAAATATGTATTCCATTTTAATTCTGTTTTTAATTTTTATTTGCGCCGTTTGTGTACTCGATACACAATGCAAGTCATTAGCTTTCTAACGGCAAACCGACTGTTATTTAAGGGAGTTGCGCCCAAAGGTTAACAGACAAACTATATCCACATAGTTGTTTTATGTAAACACGTATTAAATGCGCCCGATGTGGCGCAACTTAATTAGCAACTAACTTATAACAGTACACGTACTGAAAAGTTATAATAGTCCTATACATAGACACTGCAAGCCGTAACGCTTCACTGTTACTATTTTTTTGGCTTGGTTAAAATGCATCCTTAAATGTATAGTTTTACGTCATTGCGTACCTATCCACTAACTAAGATTATCATCCGTAATTTTATAGTATATCGTTTCTACGTTTATAGTTTTTTAACGGCGCAAAAAAGCGTCAAAACTGTAAACTTACAAGGGCAAAAGCTCGTCTTCCTACCTTACTATAAAATACATTAATTCAAATAACGAGTTAATAACACTAACTTAAAATAAAGTTATAACGTACCATTAACCGAAGTACTAAAAATATAGTACTTTTTATTGTATTGCAAATTTAGTTAAAAGCCTTTGCACCTCTTCACGGTACTGCAACTTTGCAAAGGTACGCAAAGTAATCTTTGCGCTATTTATAGAGGTATTACAATTTAATACCTCTGTTTTTTAACTGTTTGTTTACGGCTAGCCCTATAAACCATAAACTAAAACGTTTAGTTTCAATACATTTAGTATTGACATTTGCTAAAATGTTATCGAATGTAAGACAGTTCTCAATTAATTCACTATTAACAAAGTCATTCATTAAGCCTGATTCTATTGCAAATTTTCTATAGTTTTTTATAGCACCCGACAAAGAAAGATTGTTTTCTTTAAAGGCTTTGTTTGCAATCATCAATACTTTGTGAGTACTGTTTTTAAGTTCTACTTTAGAAACTACTTTTGTTAATGGTAGGTCTTTCTTACTTGCTACGGCTTTTGTACTTACTTTTGCTTTTGTTGCTACTTTTGTAGTTGTTGCAACTTTTACCGCTTCGCTTTTTACTACTGAATTTTTAACTTTTGTTTGCATGGTACAATATTTTAGAATTAGTTTACAATTTTTATTTTTTATTGGGCCAAAGTAAAGATTTTATTTTTTAATACACAAATAAAAAGTGTTAAATTTTTATACTCTTATTTTTTGTATTCCTTTACTCTTCCAACACTACAAAGATAGTATTAAGTTTTAAATAAAAAAGCATAAAATAATTTTTTTTCTATTGCATATTAAATATTTTTTTCGTATACGCGCGCCCGTGTTCCTATTACTAAAATAAAAAGCCTTAAAAATGCAAATAAAGTTATTTAAACAAAGATTTTTTATACAAGTGTATCGTAGCATTAAAAATTCGTTTTCGTGTCTTAAAAACAATATTTTGATTATACAAATTATTTATGTTAAAATTTAAAAATCCTATTTAATTTATATTTAGAATGAATAAATATAATAAAGTAAGAAAAGAAAGACAAAATAATATAATGTAAGAATGTAAGAATAAATTTGTTAAAATAGGTGCAAACTGGACCACTCACAAAGGTAAGAATAAAACTACAAAAAGTTTTGAAAAATTAGAAAAGTGTTTTTGTAGGATTTTTTGGATTAATGAAATAGGGGGCTTGTGGGGGGATTCTCACAAAAGAGCCTGGTCTTTTCCCTATAGTCTACCCACAGAGTATACCGTGAGATGTAAAAAAGTATACCGTTTGATAAAAAAATATAACTCAAGATGTAAAAATGTATCTCGATATGTAAAAAAAAAAACAGGGTACCCTTATAAAAACAAAACCCCCTATAAAGGAGGTTCATTCTATGGTATACAAGGTTTTGTATATTTATAACTATTCTTCGTTTTTACCTTCGACTCTACGATTAATTCTATCTCTTGTTCTTGCGTGTTGCCAATGAATAGCCTCTTCAATTTTTGTAATAGTTAAAGCGTTTTCACGACAAGGGAAAGCTTCGTTTAAACTTTGAAATAAGCATTTTGTATATTCCAACATATCTAATGCCTGGACCCCGTTTACACCAACTTCTGAAATTGGGTCGCTTTGAATGGTAAATTTTACAACAGGGGCAACTCCTTTTACATCTTCTAAATTTTCAATTTCAATAAATGTTGTTGGAACGTTTGGGTACTGTGAATCATTGTACTTGTTTAATGCTTTTTCTACGTGTCTCATTTTTGTGTGTTTATAGATATTCTTTTTATTTATTTTTTTTTTTGGTGGCGAAATTTATTTAAGATTATCAAAATATAACTTTATACTTTTTATTTGCCCCTCTAAAATTTTTAATAAAGCCTCCAAAGCTTCTACATCATGTTTTCTTTTTTTGTCTATTACTTCTAGAATGTTTTCTACTGTGTACTTTAGTGCTCCGAAATCTTCTATTTGTTTATCATAAGTTATTAACTGTTCTGTTTCATCTACTAGATCAATTATTAGTTGACTGTAGTTTTCCATTTTGTAGAAGGTATTGTGTGATAGCTGTTCTAGTGTCATTTCTTATGTATTTGTTTTTATTTTTTTGGCAGCGCGATTTTTATTTATCCTCTAGTTACTTCTACTATTACCCCATCTTCTATTTTTAAATTTAGCCTTTCTGGATTATAGTCGCAAGTTATAATAAGAGGCTTATTGTCTATACTAAGTATTCTATATTTTTTGTCTTTTAGTTTTTGTTGAGCTTCATATAAAGACAGTCCTTCTAATCGTTCCATTTTTTATTGTTTTATAAATTCTTTTTCCGCGACTCCTAAAATAGGATTTCCAAACTTGTCTAATTCTAAGTGCTCAACTACATTCCATCCATAGTCATCGACACCAGAGCCTACATCATCTAGGAACCGCCAACCTCCTTGAGACTCCCACCCAGTTCTACTGTAGTCAGTTTCGTACCAGTCTTGTATGATTACCCTTCTTTCTATTATTGTCATTTTATAAACTGTTTTAAGTCTACTGCGTTTAAAATACTGTCTTTATCAATCAGTCTTTCAGTATAGTCATAACCGTTAACCATACTTCTATTCTCTACTATTTTAGCCTTTTTCGCCACAATCTCAAGAAGCTCTTTACACTTCATTTCTGCAAAACCTATTAAGGCCACTTCGATTTCTTTTAGGTCTGCCCCTTGCATATTTTCTAATGCGTAGTCTTCTGCTGTCATGTTTTATAATTTATAGTCTATAATCCGTTATTTTAAAAATATATTCAACGCTATTACCAGGAAAGGGTTCTGTAGGAAATACACATGTTTCTTCAAGAAGCTTCAACCAATCCTCATTGTTTAGTTTTGGAATAGCATCTATATTTATAATAAAAAAGTCTGGTAGGAAGTTATATTGTAATCCTAATATTGGGTCGTAGTAGTAGTTCATTATTCTATTATTTTTAGTTTTTTGGCGCGCTTTAAAAGAGTTTGGATGCCTCTTTTTTAATTTATTTCAAGTTTATATTAATCTACCACTTTCAAAAAATTACCACCATTATCCCAAAGAGAAGTTATACCAAAAGTAACATCCATATCTTCAAAAAATCTTCCAAGGTTCCTTTGTGTTTTTTGGTAGCCTACTAGTTCATCCCCGAACATAATAGGCTCTTGTGTAAAGTAAAAGTTATCTAAGAACTGATGTTGGTCCTGCAGTAGGCCTCCTTTACTTTTATAGTACTCCCAAAGCCAATTGTTATTTAGCTTTTGAGTGTTCCTCATTTTTATATACTCTTGTCTTAAGTCCATCTTTATTATTTTATTTTTGTACCCAGGAAAACTCCTCCTACAACTGCAGCAGGTATTAAAATTTTATTTAAAACATTCTTCATCTTCAAATTTTTATTCTGCTTTTCTAGATTAAGTATATTTTGATCCGCTAATTTCTGAAGCTCTTGATACTCCTTTATTTGCTCTTCTGATAAAAGTAAGGTATGAGCAAGCATCTTTTTTTGATTGTTTAGATTAACAACTGTTGTATCCAGATTTTTTAACTGTTTATCTTTCAAAGGCAGCACTTCGGCCAATCTGTCTCCCTCCTCTAATTCGCTAGATACGTCCATTGCTGTCTCCACCTCTAGGCCTACTTTATCTCCGACGGCTGTATTTTTTGAAGTAGAGTATCTTTGATTATAAAATGCAACTAGGCCTGCTAAATCTTTAGGTAACTTTTTTGGAGAATTTAATATCGAAGCTATTTTTTCCTCTAGATTTTTATTACTGTCCTTTAACGCTTTATTTTCAAAGTCTTTTTTATAAATCTCTTTTTTTATTGAGTCAACGATAAAAACATACTTTTTATTTGATACAATAACACCACCCTTTTTTTTAGAATACTCCTCCTTTAGAATATCATGTTGGCCCTCTAGCCTATCAAATCTTCTGGTAGTATTATTATATAAAAATACAAATATTAGCAGAGCTAAAGCTAAAAAAATTATATCTTTAAATTTTTTCAAATTTTCCATAACTTATAGTTTATAATCTTTAATTTATAATTATTCTGTTTCTACATTAACTACATCTGCCATCTTCTCCATTGCCTCCTGGAGCTGTGTAAATTTCAACTTATCTTCCTCCCATTCACCTTTAGCTCGTGGCAAAAAATTACGAAGCTCCCCCGTCTGTTTCATCCAATCGTATAGATTCTTGAATCTCTCTGTTTTCTTCATTTCTATTTAAAAAAGAGTTTATTAAATTTGTATAACTTTCATGTCCAATATCTCCCCCTGAAAAAGGGACAGTAAACGACTTGCCCTCAACTGTAATCTTAAGGTACTTATCTTCTTTCTCTGTGACCCAACCTACAAAAGAAGCCCCTAAGAGCTTCTTAAGTGTGTTGAGATAATAATTATGATTTATCATAAGGTCTCTTCTACTTCTTTAGGAATAGCAACCGCTACGCCCTGTTCAATATTATTCTTATGCCAGTGAGTAATTCCGTTTTCTAATTGTAAAGCCCTCATTTCCAAATCCGTAACTATGAAATAATCATCGGGTTTGTAGTTTAAGGCAGTGTTGAAAAATGAATTTCCATTATGCAACTCCCAATCAATATCCACTCGCTCTAATTCGTCTGTTTCTTTGTTTCTAATTTCTCTGACGTCTTTAGGATAAGAGGATAATACTCCCACTTTTGGTTGTGAAGCTTTTACGGCCCCACAAAAATTTAAAACTCCATAAATAAATTCTACTGGGACTAATAATTCTTGGCCCTCTTTATACCCGTACTCTTTAAAGATATCAACGGGATTTAATTCTTCTTTGTTTTCCATTATTGTGTTTTAATTTCTATTTCTATTTTTTTAATATACTCTTCATGCTTTTCTCTTGTGTCTAAATAAGTACCATCTTTTAAATAAAAAATCCTTCTTTCTAAGTCTAAAAATATAGAATTGTGTAGATTTTTATGGTCTTTAATATTTAAAATAAATACATCTTCTAAATAATCATCGTCGTAATTCCAATGGTGTAATTCAAACTCTCTTGATAGATTTTTGTACTTACGTTTTCTTAAACCCTTATACGTTGAAGTACTTTTCCAAGACTGCCCTTTATTCCATTCTTTTTGGAGCTCTTTATAATTTAACCTACGATATTTATCTCTGTGGCGTTCTCTTTCTTTTTCTAAGCCTTCTGGAGTTGATGTTTTTAAGTTATTTGTTTGTTTTGCATCACTAATCGTACAACTTTTACACTTTCCTAAATATCCATCTCCCATCTTTTTATGTCTATAATACTCAGTGACAGGTTTAACTTTTTCGCACTTGAAACACTCTTTTTCAAACTTTACAAATGTCTCAAATAAAACTTCAGAAATAAGCCCTTCGTTACTTGGATGAGGGTCATGATACAAACTACCGTTTTTATAAACACAAATATGTGTTGTTCCTCTGCTTGTACTACCGGTAACAGTGTAAAAAGAATCGTCGTTTAAATGCCCATTTAATTTTTTACATGCCCAGCCTCTTGACTGTAACCAAATTTTTAACAACTCTTCCCAGTTCTTTTCTGAATATTTCTCCTGAATTTGAATGACATCTTCAGGAGAATCTAAGTCTAAAAAACAAGCTACGACAGTTGGGTAACAATTTCCTAAAACATTAGGTGGTGTATGTAATCTAGTTTGTTGTAACTTTCTCATATTCAATTAATTAACCGAATGGTAAATCATCTGCCTCTTCTTCTACTTTTTGACTTGGAACAGCTTTTGGTTTTTCTTGTGGCTGAGGTGTTGCTACTTGTGTATTTGTAGAAGTATTTTTAAATCTTTCTAAAATCTCTGTCAATTTAGCATAGTAAAACTCAGTTTGTTCTGACCAATCCCAACTTGTATCTCCAGCTACTACTTTTGAAGTTGGTTTTGGGATATCTGCAAATGGAATAAACCCTGTAGACAACCCTTTATTTGCATCGTTTAATCTGTGTACATAATTGATGTAGATGTTTAACTGTTCTTTGTCCTCTCCTTTTTTATTCTTGTATGTAGATTTAGCAGTAGACAATGTAACCTCTTCTCCAAGGTCTAATCCATTTAAAGCGGAGATTAACAACTTCACTTCATCTGTATAACCTCCCTTGTTTTTTAAAGGTACAGAAACTTTGTTATTAATGTCACCATCTACTAAAGTTAACTCTAAAAATTTAAGAGTTCTACCATCAAACTGAACTTCTTTACTTTCTAGATACTTCGGAGTACCTTTTATACTGCTAAAATACTTGTGGTAAGTTTTCTTACCTTCAGTTCCATAAGAAACTTCTTCATAACCTTCTGTTGGCTGTTTTTCTTTTAAGTAAAGCTTTCCTTTACCAGAGCTAATGCTAAAATTGTTGTATGTTGCCATATCTTTTTTGTTTAATTGTTATTATTAATAGTTTAGTTTGTTATAAATCCTTGTCCACTCCTTACTTTGACTTTCAGTTAACTTTGAAAAAGTACCCATCTGAAATTTTTGACTCTCATCTAGCTCTTCCCATTTTACTGGCCATATCCTAAAATATACAAAGCCAAAAAATAAAGCTGTTAAATCTAAAATATAAAAGGTCCATAAAATTGGAGAAGGCTCTGGATAATCAGGTGTAAAGAAGATTAATGTAAACCCAGTAAGTAAGAACAAAGGAAATATTACCCTTGAGGCTCTAGGTGCATTAAATTTTTTACCAAAAATTGTTATAAAATAATCTAATGCAAAATGTTTTACTATTAATTTTCTCATTACAATGATAATTTTAGTTTTGCCTTAAAATAGTCTTCAATGTTTTTACGGAGCTCTACGTACTCAAACCATCTTTCTGCTTTTTTAATCTCCTCTTCCTTGTCCGCTTTAAATCTTTCTAATGGAGAAGGTGCTGATGTGGATCCAGAGCAGCAGGCAGAGCTGACATATCCCAAGGTTACTGACCCTGTTACAAACGAAGAGTTTTGGTATTCTTGGTAATTACTGAGCTCTTCTGGTTTTTCTGAGAACTCCTTACTGAGCTCCGCAAACCTTAAAATTTTTTGTTCAATGTTTGTTTCCATTTTTAATTTTTGTTTTTTACTATTTTTGATTTCATTTTACAAATATACGAATAAGTTTTTAATTACGCAAGTGTGAAACTATTTTTATTTAATTACTTGTGATATATTTGCCACATAATCTCGTCTATAGTTTCTTTTACTTGAAAGGTGTCTCCATTTTTTGTGTAAACCGTGGCACCAAAATCTCTATCATCAGAGGCCCATGATATCTCTTCCTCTTTTACAATTAAAGGTAAAAACACGTCTTCTAAATCTTTTTTACTAATAAAAGCAAATCCTTCTTCATCTATTTTTAAAGATGTATTTTTAGAAAAAGGGATTCCTAGTGATTCACACTGTTCTCTAGTTAATCCTTCTTCTTCTTCAGCAAAAGCTGCAGTATCAATTTTTTCTTGAGTTTCTTTATTAGGTACTGTAATTCTTTGAGTTAATCTTAGTATCATATCTATTTGTTTTTTAATTGGTAATTAATCATCATAACGTTATCCGCCAGGGACTCTAGGTGCCCAAACTCTCTGCCATCATCTTCATAGTTTCCTTGCAGTACTTCCAACAAGTGTCTTAGAGTGGCCTGCTTTAAGTGCTCTATACCTTCTGGAGTCATTGGCTTTTTCCAATTGAATAGCTCGTACTTACCTTCTTTTTTATTAGCTGCCATTCTTTCGGCCATCTGCGTAATAAAGCCCCAATCTAATTCATAAAAAAGTTTTCCTTCTGTCTCCTTATAAGCCTCTTTAACAGGTTCTTTAGGATACCTTTTAATATTGTAGTCCTTCATCATTTCTTTCTCTCCTCGGTTTGTATTTGGAATTACATCATCTTTTAATCCACAAGTACCGTCACAATAGCATTGAAATCCATTCAAAGGACAGTTTTTTAAGCTATTCATGCCTAAAGCAGTTCTTAGATGAGAATTCACAGTTTTAAACTTTTTACCTACTTCTTTTTCAAATTCTTCTTTGGTAACCTCTTTACCGTTTGAAACATACATCATATTTATTTAATTTTATTTCTATGAAAAAATTTACCACCGCAAGACCTACTGCAACATTGTTTATTTCCTAAAACAATAGCTTTGTAAGCATCTTTACTACTTCTGTAAAATATATTTTCACACACAGGATACTCTAATTACAGTCATTCCTTACTAATAATAACGTTCTGCGTGACTCTTTGTTTATATTTAAATACCCTGCTTTAAAATCTTCAGAATAAGGGTATTCTAGTTCTATCTTTGTATTTTTCATATACTTATTTAGTGGTCTCGGAGAATTACGATATCTCATACCTGACTTTTCTATATTTTTTAAATACCTTTTATTCTTTATTTATTAAACCCTATTTTTATTAGTCATGTGGCATTTATTTTTACTTTCTAAATATACTACAGCCCTATTTAACAATTTTACATCGTCTTTAAAACCACCTAAAGCTTTATTACATTGATGACACAATAATCCTCTAACATGTCCATTACTATGATTGTGGTCAACACAAGCTGTTGTATACCTACTATCACTTGTAAATTTTTTTTCACAGATTTCACAAGAGTTATTACAATATTCTAACATATTAAGAAAATCATCTTCATTTAAACCGTATTTATACTTCCTTTGATGTTTTATATGGTTATATTCTTTATTTGAATTCTCACGCCTGTGTGTGTTATAACACATTTTTGAACAAAATTTTTCACCTCCTGCTCTAACCTTAATACTTAAAGTTTCAAATAACTCTTCACAATGATTACATTTTAAAACTTCTCTTTTACCTGATTTTCCTTTATATTTTATTTTCATAGTTTCCGCAACAGGACTCGAACCTGTGACCTTTTCGTTATGAGCGAACTTCTCTACCAACTGAGATATGCGAAAGAAATTGACAGGTTGCACGTTATCAGACTGTAAGCCATCAGTACTGTCCCTAGTATTGCGTTACTAGACTCTCCCTCCACGAGGTATCAGGTCTCCGAGGTCTTTACAGATGCTACCCTGAATAGTCACTGCAATGTTATTTTAAACTAGCTTTGTGTTTTAATTTAGCCACTTTTTTCTCATGCTTTGTAAAATAAGAATGAGCTTTTTCCATGTAATTTGTTGTGTCTTTGTTAAAGAAGAAGTTTCTAACTACTCTTGTTCCGTCTCTTCTTCTGTCGATTTCGTGTGTTACTAAGATTTCCATTTTTATATTTTTCTAGTTTATAATCCAATTTTTAAAATTACTCTCGGTATCTAAATATCCTAATTGAGGGTCATTATTTTTTAAAGCTGTGATTTTTTCACCCTCGTCATCAATAATATAAAAAGACACATTTGTCTCTTCAATAATATCATAAGTTCTACCAGCAGTCAGATAACTAACTACCCCACACCCTTCTGGAATTGTTGCTGTTTTGTTCATTTTTTATTGTTTGTTATTGTTTGTTATTTATTTTTAAGTTTTATTTTCGGCGCAAAAAATTAAATAAAGAGAGGCGTATATCTCACGGTAGAACAAGCTTGCCTCTCTCAGCCAAAGAATACTATTCAGTGGGTTGATACCGTTAAATTTTTTTGTTTTACAAATGTACTACTTATTTTTTAATTGTGCAAGCTTTTATAAATTTATTTTTTATAAATATAATCTAAAATCTTACCAACTAATCCGCTTCTATGATTTTCTTTTAACTTTATATGTTCAATTCCTTCAATACTTTTAGACAACTCTATAACAAAATCAAGTCCTGTGTAGTTTTCAGAGATATCTCGCTGAGCTGAATCTCCGTTAATTATGATTTTTCCAGTCTTACCTAACCTAGTAACAATTGCCTCCATTTCTCTAGGGCTTAAGTTCTGAGCTTCCTCTACAAGTAAGACATCATCAATAGTTTTTCCTCTTATAAATTGAACAGGAAGCCCTTGTATTTTATCAAATTTTACAAAATCGTCTATCTTTATTTTTTCTGTGCATTTATATAAATTTTCAATTAGAGCTTCGATATACACATTAAATTTGGAGTCTAAATCTCCAGGAAGATATCCCAAACTCCTACCAACCTCAATTGCGCTTCTTGTTACTAAAATTTTATCACACTGTTTTGTGTTTAAAAAATCTAAGGCGGTAACTGCTCCAACTAAACTCTTTCCAGAACCTGCTCTACCAGTTATGATTACAATTTGATTTTCTAAGATTAGTCTTTTAGCCTCTTTTTGTTCTTCATTTAGTTGTACATTGTACTTAATTTCACTTTTTCTAATTCTATTAGGTTCTTTCATATTTTATATTTTTACGCAATTTACAAAAACTTTTTTAGATGTGCAAACAATTTAGATTTTATTTTTAAAAATTAACTGTTCTCTTTTAGGTGCTTAGAGAAGATAGTGGCTTTAACCCAATAGTTCATGCAGTTATGATTTGTTAAATGATTACCACATAAAATTTCTTTTGTCTCCATATATGTAGTTTCAGCTTTTGAGTAGGTAAAATACAGTATCTCTTTTTTATATTTTATGCCCGATTTTATAAGAGCTTTTAATTCTAATGAACTTGAAATGTAGCTTTGCCATGGATATACTCCTTTATACTGTCCTTTTTTAGCTCCGCTTGTATATTTTGGTTTGTACATATACTTTTTACCAATGTAATATCTATCAGTTCCATCTAATAAGGTTATCATGTATATGAATGCAAAAGAATTTTCAGGAGTTTGTTCAACCTTATTTATTGTTTTACCTTGATATTGCCATTCTATTTTTTCCTCTGTTTTAGTTTTCTTTGGCGGCATATATATCTTCTAACTGTTTAATAACTTCAATCCACTGACTCTCACTAAAGTGCATAGCCTCGTCTCTATGACCATCTTTTGCAAAATTTAAACAAAGATTAGCTAAATCTATTGATGCTTTAATATTTTCTTCTTTTGATAATTTACCTGTGTAAGGGTTATTATTACATGATTTTAACATTAAGTTTACCATGTCTTGTGTGCTATTTACTTCCATATCTTTTCTGTATTAATCTATTATGTCTTTGAACCTGTTTATTATGGTTTTCTGCAAACTCATTTAACTCTTCTAACATTTCTTTGGGTGTTTTATTTTCATTGTTTTCTACCGCGTTTTTCCAATAACTTGACAAGTAAAAATGACAAATAAACCGAATTTCGTTTTTAAGCCACTTAGTAGCATGAAGTTGAATTATTAAGTACGCTAAAATAAAAAATGCGCCAAAAAAGAATAGAAGAAGACATGCAAGTATCTTCTTAAGCCTACTATGGTCATTGAAATCATCAAACAAATAAAGACCTACAATAAAACTGTTTATTATTAAATATATGTAAATTAAATGTACCATCCTATTAAAAAATTTTAAATATTCGAATTACAAGATAAACAAAAACACCGATGTAAGTTATAAAAAGTAAGGAACACAAACCTAAAAGATAATTTATAAACCAATTTTCGTTGGCCAAAAACATACCAATAAAGTATGCAGCAGGTATGTGTAAAAATAACAGTAGTATTTTTTTATAATTTTTCCTCATTTTTATTTTTTCTTTGTTGTCTAAGTAATTCTCTTTCTTCGCTTTTTTTAAGAGGCTTAACTCTTTCTATGTAACTTTTATATACATCCGACACCTCTTCATCTAGAGTGCCTTCTTTATACTTTACATGTATATCATATAATATATTAAGAAGGTTGTTTTTTATATTAAAAAAATGATTGTCTTCTAAATGAATATTAAATTCTGGTAGTATTACGGTCCAGTCTTTTTCTCTATTTAAAAATATAGGTGCTACTATTGTCTTACTTAATTGCACTCCTTTAAATCCTCTAATATACAAATCTCTTTTATGTATGTACTTCATCCCTTGAAACTATTTTTTATCTTTATCTTCTAACTGTGTTAGTATTAAAACAGTTGAAGAGTATACACAAATAGCTAGGAAATAAACAGGACTTTTAAAAAACAAATTTAAAAGTACAGTAAAAGTTAGCAATATTAATGCTGTGGTTGAATTTTTCATAGTTGTTTTATTTTTGATTATCCTTACTTAACAGGTATAAAAAGTTTTCTGCTGCTTTATTTGCAATTTCATGTAGTACTTCGCTGTCCATTAAATCTAGATCTTGTTGTGTTGTACAAGTCCTCCAAAACTCATCCTTAAAAGCCATAGCAATATTATCTTTCCAGGCTCTTCTATAATCTTCATCTGAGTTTAATGCTTTGCCAAGTTCTTGTACGGCCAATTTTAATTCGGTATTCATACCTATTCGTTTTTATTAGTTTTATTTTTAATGCACCAGTCAAATAAAGATAAATCGGTGTTTGTTTTTACCCATTCCTGAAACCATTTTTCTGCTAGAATATATGCAGAGTTCGGAACATCCATTTTTGAATTTGGATTTATAAAATAGTATAGTTTTTCTGCAACGTCCATATAGTCATCTGTTTTTGTATAACTTATTGGAGTGTTAATTAATTCATCTGGCAATAATGTCCATTCTTTGACTTCTCCTTCAAGTGTTGTTTTCCATACATCTAACCACACTCCGTTCACATAGTGACACATTTTAATGTAGCCATCCTTCATCTTACAAAGGTAAGATTTACCATCTATATGAGGTGGAGTTTGCATCCAAGGGTTTATATTCATTTTTATTTATTTTAATCGGTCCTTTATAAGATTGACATAAGATGACATTTCGTCCCGCAAATCATTAACATTAGCTAGAGATTCTTTATAAAAAGCTCTTTGTTCTAAAAACTCTTTATATTGTTTGGAGGCAGATGCAAACTTCTCCGCATTTCCTATAGCAGGAGGTTTGTCATACATAGGTTTTTCTCCTTCAGCCCAAACATATTCATCTCTTACCATGGCCACGGCAATCCGGAACTTTATTCCCGTACAAGCTTTTTCATCTCTTTTTGTTGCAGCGTGCATCATTTTAGTATGCCAGTATCTTAAATCAGCTTTTAAATCCACAAACCTGTGTTGATACTCAATTAAACTGTCTTTACTGTTTTCACTTACTTTAGTAAAGTTCCTAAAAGACTCTCTTAAACTCTCATATTCTTCTATAATTTCTTCTAAAGGTCTCATACTATAATTGGTCTTTTAAAAATTCAAACTCTTCTGGATTCTCTTTTAAATAATTAATAAAGTTATCCGTACCTTGTGTTTTTAAATCTCCTCCGTTTTTGGTTGGAAATGTAATCCATCCTGCTCCTCCCATTTTTACAATTTCTGTTTCTATAAACACTCTTGCATACTCATCAATCTTATTAAACCCTCCTTCATTATAAAAATTAACTTTATAAGCTTCAGAACCGTCATATGCACTGTTTTTGGATTTCTTAACTCTTACTTCAATAACGTGACCAATTACATTTTTATCTTTATCTTTTATTAAATCTTTCTTAGTCATATCTAATGTCGTGTTAGACATAGTTTTTTGCCATTCTCCTGCGGGAAGTACTCTTGGGTCTCCCATAGCTCCAGGATTTAATTTATAACTTGTTAGACCTATAATACAAATATCTCTTGCTGAAGCGTATCCCTCAATGATTGGCATCCTCCCCGTATACCTCTTGGCGGCATTACCTATAGAATTTTCAATTGCGGATTTAGCTTCAATTGCAGCTGCTGTAAAAATTGGAATAGAGTCCATAATAATAATACCCACGTCTTCAGACTGAGCAAATAGTTCGGCTTCATCTAACATGTTCTCTAAATTTCTACCAACTCTATGCACGAACTTATCTTTAGGTATTCCCATTCTTTCAAAATAACTGTCATTTAAGGTTCTCTCTCCATCAAAATAGACAGCGATTTTACCCCTTCTTTCAATTGTATCTTTACAAGCTAATAAAGAAATAGAACTTTTACCTACTCCACCTGAAGCAATAATTGTATTATAACCTCCATTCATAAAACCACCTCCTGTTAAATAATCAAGGTAAGGACTTCCTGTTGAAGTTGTAGTTCTTACAATTTTAGTGTCTCCTAAAATTGCTACTTTATCTTCTTCTTTTTTATCTTTATTTAATTTTTTTAAAACGTCTTCTAATTTCATACTATGTGTATAAGTCGTAATGTTTATAATTTATTTTCTCTGTTATTTCTTGTTCTAATTGTTTAAATATTTTCTGAACTTTTGGATATATTTTCATCTCTTTAACTTTTTCTTGCGCCGAATTATCAAAATTTGAATGGCAGTTATTATTACTATAAAGACCACAAAGGTATAAAATATTTAAGTCGGAACACATTACAGACTTAAAATATTGCTTTGGAAGTACGTGCGATATCTCTGTAATATTACCTTTAAGCTTTGCTCCGCACTCTTCACAATGTTTTGTCTTTGCTATTTCAATATGCTTTTTAAAAAACTCTGGTAAACATTCTCTTTCAGCTTTTCGTTTTTCTAAACCTTTCTTTGAGTAATTTTTCATATGTCAAATATATGACTTTATTTTTAATTGTGCAAGTTTTTACGATAAATCTTCCAAATCAGATAAAAAACTTGTCCTTAAAGTTAGTTCGTTATCTAAGTCTCTTAAAGTTATTTCTAAAGAATCTCTATCATCTTTTTGAAGCTTTTGTTTCTGTATTTTTTGAAGAGTGTTTATCATGTCTATAACTTCATATGTTCTAGCTTTTTGCTCGGAAATTAGTTCTTCAATCTGTTTCATAGTTTTGATATTTTATATTGCGATTTGAGATATTAAAAGGCGTTTATTAAATTTTTTTATATATTAATTTTACTTGTCTTTCTAATTCTTTGTCTTTAAAATCAAAATCAGAATTAGCTAACCATTTTATATAGTGCCTTTTTTTGTAATAAAGTTCTTTTACCTTTTTACCCTTGTTTGTGCCGAAAGTTATTACAGCATCTCCTGGATTATGTGCGCCAAATACATACTCTACTTTTGGTTTTCCACCTTTTCTTAAAAAGTCTTTTGTGAATACTTTACCACTATCAGTAGTTACATCAGTTATCAGTATATCTTTTTTGAATAACCCCCATCCATAACCTTCTATATGTTCATAATTTAAATCTCTTACGTCTCCATGTATTCTAACATTTCCTGCAAAATCTATAATCCTACCAAACTCTTTGTCTTTATGTATTCTCGTAATTCTACCTGTCTTTTGCATGTGCAACCTTATTGAATTAGTTGGTGTACAGTCTATTATATTTTTAAGACTTGGCTTGTCAAACCCAACTGTTAATGCTAAAGGAGTTATAGCGACTCTGTACTTATCTTCTTTAAAACCATCAACAAACTCTTTTCTCTGTTTTTTAGTTATCTTAGAGTGTATTGCAACAGAGCTTGGTATCATTTTTTGTAACTCTTCAGCTTCTTCTATACTTGGTACAAACACTAATGCGTCTTCCCCTTCAGGCAAACGACTTAAAAATTTTGCAACTTTTTCTTTTAAATCAGAAGCTTCATAAAATGATTTTTTAGACTCTTCTGTGTAATCATTACCGCTAGTATTAATTTCTAATAAAGGTTGCTTAGAATAGTCAACAACATCAAAATAGCGAATGTCTGACCAGTAATTCTTACTAACTAATTCCTCTATCTGAGTTACAAAACAAATATCCTTAAAAAATGCTCCTTTTACGTTGTGCATCATTCTTGTAACAGACCCATCCATTGTTTTTTCTAAATAAAAAGCACTAGCAGTTAACCCAAGACAAGATTTTATTTTTAACTTCTTTAGTAACTTAACCATTTCTGAATCTGGTTTACTTGCAAAGTCGCACTCGTCTACTATTACATATTTTACGTTTAAATCTTTAAAGTCTTTGTACGTTATTGATTTTGGAGTAGCGTAAATTAGATTATGCTCTGTTTCTTTTCTATTAGCCGAGGCAGAAAAAACAGAGTATTTTGCACCAATTGCCTCTAACTTTTCAATACCTTGATTAAGTAAGTCAATATTAGGTTGTAATACTAAAACTCTGCCGTCTTTTAACTCTGTAGATATATGAGAAACAATAACGGCTTTTCCAGCGGCTGTGGGTAGTATAGCTACCTCTTTTTTTCCAACAGTGTCTCTTAAAACATTTAAGCATGTTTTTACACACTCTTCCTGGTAGTCTCTTAGTTTATAGCTCATCTTATTTATTCTGTTTATTATAAAGTTTAAGGCTCTTCCTAAGTCTTTTATCCTCTTCTTTTATAGAAATCCAACAACTTTTAGCTTTAAAATCTGCTAGTTTATCAGTAGGTGTTCCTAAGTATTGAAAATATTCTGTTAACCTTCCCATTTTTAATCTTTAAATTGTTTTTGTATTTCTTCTTCTATTTCGTACAATCTTTTAATATCTGCCCTTCTTAGAAAGCCCGCAATAAAAAGTCTTTGAATATTAACTAACTCTAATTTTAGAATTTCATCTTCACAAACATATAAACAATACGACAATGTTTTATTTATGTTATTTACTTTCATAAAGTGTTTATTTTTTACAAAAATACTAAAAATAAACGACTTACGCAAATTTTTCTATCTTTATTTTAGGTGTAATGTTAAACATTTTTTCAAATTCTCCTATCATAACATCATAGACAAGATTCTCCTTGCCTTCTATTGTGCATATACTGTCGTGTATGGTAAGAAGCTCTATGTTTTTATACCTATTTCTTAGTACGTCAATACAATGGAAGATAAATTTACTTTCTAGTTTCTGTAGATTTATTGGAATATCTGCATAATTTTCTTTTTTCATATCTCTCATACAATAAAAAATAATTGGGAACTCTTGCTTAAAAACCTGTTCATACTTAGACAGTTTTTTTCTATTCTTATCAAAAAGTACTCCTCCAAATATTTTCTTTTTAAACTCTGTTCTATTTTTAGCTGTCAGGTTTACCCCTAGTTTATCAGCAAAAAATTCATAGAATCCAATATTACAAACAACGTCTAGGTACTTATCCAACTCTTCTTCTGGAATGAATGGATATTTGTTTAAATATACTCTAAACAATAAAGGCTGGCTGTTTTTTAAATCACATTGCATTATAGGTTTTCCATTGTAATTTAATGTTTTTCTAAGTATGGTTGCTATATTAGTCAAATTGTTATGTAGTCTGTTTCCTGTTTTATCAACCGTTGCAAATTTTTCATCAAATCTATCGAGCATAGTATACATACTTTCTTTTGCACTACTTAGAATTTTTTTACTTTTTAAAATTTTATCTGCTTTTTTTCTATCTAAGTTTAGGTTTTCCATACAAGAAGTGACATAGGAATATGCATCATTTCTTTGAATAACTTCATTTTTTATAAGTTTTAAGGCTTTTTCTATTTTAGAGGATAATGTTTTATTTTCCATTTCCTCCAAATAAAATTTCTGTTTTTTATATGGGTCAGATATTTTATAACCTCTAGACTTTAAACCGACTTCGTATTTATTATCACAAACTAAGATGCCTTCTTTTACTAACAAATCTAAAAAGTACTTGGTCTTGTTATAAGTTATTAGACTTCTAAGATATTCTAGTTTAATAGGTACATAATCATCAGATGAAAATTCTCT